TTCAATCGTAGGTTTAAAAGCTAAAGGGAAAGCTAAGACAGATTATACTGGGTTTGTTTTAGATATTTAATACAGTAACAACGGAGGTATAAATGAAATTGATTTTAATATTATTAAGTTTTACTACAGCATTCATAGGTGTTATTATAGCTGTGCATTTTGATAAAACAATTGGAGTATTATTATCGGCAGGAAGTACATTTATTTTTATGTCTTTATTTAAAGCTAACAATTAACAACGGAGGTAGCAATGGTAGAAAAAAAGAAAATAGAATATATGGAATACAATAAGCATATTCCATATGGTACTGTTCCACTATGGGATGATGAGGATATTATCCTAGAAGATGTGGAAGAGTTAATTAATAAAAATGGTACAATTAAAACGGAGGAAGTATGAAAGCACAAAAAAGTAAATATACTTTAAGGAATATTCTTAAGGTTATATCAACAATGACAGACCGAGCAATACCTAGTGACATCTTAGAATTTTTAGAAGAAGAGTATTATTCTCATTCTAAAAAACAAAACATAGAGTATGGCGACATGGACTTAACACACTTACTAAGAGTGTATTTAAAAAGTGAACACTATTTAAATGAACTTAGGGAAGAGAGAGTTAAGACTGTGGAACAATTAGAAAAAATTAAATCACTACTAGGAGGAAAATAAAATATGAAATTAAAACCAAAATACACTATTCCATTACTATGGTTAGGAGTATTATTTTTAATATTACAATTAATTAATCAACAATAGGAGGAAACAAAATGAAAGTAAAATATAATAATAAAGAGTATAAGCTACCGTTTACTGTGGGATTATCAGATGACCCAACAGCATTAGTAACTGTTCACAACAGGTTTGGCGGTGAGAGTTGTGAGTTACCTGAATTTGCTGTTGCAGTTTATGATGTGATAATGGGTAGCGAACTGTTACAACAATGGGACAGTCACCGAAAAGGTTTGGATTGGTTTATTAAATACTTTCCAAAAGAATATGGTGTGTTATTAGATTAATAATAGGAGGTATAGTAAATGGAAAAAATAAAAGTGTTAAAAAAAGATATAGTAAATGGCAACGGTAACTGTGGTTTATCTTGTGCGATTGCATTAGCTGTAAGAAGAGCATTCAAAACTAAGAATGTATTTGTACTAGTATGTGATGAAAATAACGATGATGAACTAAGAATTATAGTTGAGAAAACTTTATATAAAATTATGGGTAAGGATAACTATAACAAAGTAACTGATTTTATTTCAGACTTTGATATGGGAGTTGATGTAAAGCCTATTGAATTTTACATAGAAGAAACACAACACTAATAGAGGAACTAATAATGAATATATTTTTCTTAGATAGGACACCTGAAAAAAGTGCTGAGTATCATTGCGATAAGCATGTTGTTAAAATGATATTGGAAACAGCACAGATGTTGTCAACAGCATATAGAAAAAACTTTGGTGATAATGATGAGTTGTATAAAACAGCACATCCAAAACATCCAAGTACACTATGGGTTGGAGCAAGTGGTGAAAACTTTTTTTGGACTATTAAATTATTAGATAGTTTATTAAAAGAATATACTAATAGATATAACAAAGTACATAAGACAATCTTTATATCTAATCTATTACATGGTAAGTATAAACAATGGCATGACTTAAAAGGTACATTAACAACACCACCTCAATGTATGCCTGATGAATTTAAACATGCAGATTATGTAACAGCATACAGAAATTATTACAAAGGTGCTAAGAAATATTTTGCTAAGTGGAATAAGTTAAACAACATACCTGATTGGTGGGAGGAAAATTAATTATGAAAAAATATATTACAGATGAAGACGGTGACGAACTGGAGGGTGTGATTGGATGTGATGAAGACGGTTACATTTTTGATGAAGAGTGGTTTGAAGAGTGGCTAAAAGAAAATGATTTAAAATAGAGGAGGAAAAATGTTTACAAAAAGAGAAGATGAACTGTGTAAAAGATTAGGATGGCTTGCCTGTCATGCTGATGAAGACGTTGAAGAAAAATCAAAACATTTAAAAAATGCTATTGATAATGCCTGTGATTATCTTGAGGGGATTGGATGGTATGATTTTAATGCAAATAGAGAGGAGAAAAAATGAGTGTAGATAATAAAGGTGACTTAAGAATAATAGGTTGGAGTATTAACTTAAGTTGGAGTGACGGTAAAGAAAATGTATTAGTAAATATTCCTGATGATATTGCAGGTATGATTGATGAATACTTAACAGAAGTGGAAGAGGAAGTGAATGATAATTAAAGTAGAGTTAAAACTTCATAGGGTTTTAAATTTATTACACAAAGTAAAAGTGAAACTTATTAACAACAAGGAAGTTACACTTGAAGAAATAAATAATATCTATAATAGATTAGATTTAATTTATGATACTATGAGGGCAAACAAAAAAGATGTGTACAAAGATGTTTATAGAACTTCAACTGGTGGTAGTATTGTAAACATGCCAAGAAAATAACTGGAACAAAAGGAGAACAATGAGTGAACATAAGATAAAGATATTATTAAATAAACAATCTCACTATGGTAGAGATTTATATTATATAAATGATGATAAAGATAAATGGTTAACTAATATTTATAATCAAAGTACATTAACTAAAGATAATATAAACTATCTTAAATCAACAGGACACTTTGAATTTGAATTAACTAGGGAGGATATATAATGTTTACATACTTCATAACCTTTAAACCTAAAGGTGAAAAGAAATATAGATTATATACTAATCAAATCTTTACTGAAGTTAAAGAGGCTAATGAATTTGCAACTAAAAGTTTAGGTAAGAAAGGTGACTTTGATGTTGTGACTTTTAATTCAGAAACATTTGAGGAATACTGGACTTAGTTATAGAGATAATTAAATATTGTAATGTATAGTATAATTAATATTCTTAAATATTCCTATATAATCTTTAGCAGATTTTTCTGTTGTCAAAAAGAGAACAGATTAAGAACTTGTTATGTTAAATTTACATGGCAGGTATGCAACAACAACATATGTGGTATCTTGTTTCTGCCACATTTGTGTAGTAAGGAGGTACTATGAAAACAAAAAAAGAAATCATGGATACATTCAGTAAGGATGAGATTAAAATTCTTGTTGATATTATTCATGGGGATAAAGACTTTGATATAATGAGTGAGTTAATTATGGACTTCTATCAAGATGAGTTAAGTGATTACTATCTGACTGAAGTATATGATGACCATAATATTATGTCGGAGGATGAGGCATTGGTTAATGACTTGTTAGAAAAACTAAAGTTTGATTTGGAGGTAGCAGGATTAATATGATTAAATCAAAAGGACAAATAGCATACGATAAACATCAAGCTAAGTTACCTAAGAAACCAGTAGGTCAGTTAGCTTACAATCAACATTGGTCTGTTGAGGGTTTAGTAAAATCAATTGGTTATACACAGGAGGAAATTAACTCATGGGCAAAGTTAAACAAGCACTTGATGAAGTAAGAATAGAGATAGAAGATATCTTGAGTGGTGAATTAATAACTAAAGAAACTATTGATGTGGAAGATGTTAAAATTATATTAAAGAATAAATATTTTTTTAATACAAATAACAATTTATATTATATAGATGAAAGAGTTATTGAAGATTTGTATGTTGACATACGAAAACAAAACGAAGAGTATTAATAGGAGGTAAGTTAGAATGAGAATACCTAAGAGAGAATTTACTTTAGAAAATTTACAAGTATATGCTGAATGGGTGTCAGATATATTTAGACAAGATGATTTGTTTAGGGATGGTTGGAGTGAGGGTATTGTAAATAACTATACCTTGTCACCTGATTGGGACTATGCAGATTTAAGTAAGGTTGCTAAACTAAATGATGTAGAGTTACTTTGTAGATGGGGATTAGAGGAGGAAGGTTACAGACAGGAATGGTATCAGTATATAAACTATGATAGTGAGGAGCAATGGCTATCTGAATATGACCGAAACTTTTCTAATGATACAACATTAAATTATAATAATGTAGTACAATTAATACAGCCTAAGGAGAAACAATGAAAAAATATGAGGTAAGTATATTGAGGAGAGGATACATCATTGAAAGAAACTTTGTCATGGCTAAGGATAAAGATGATGCATATGAAAGATACGAAGATGATGAGTATCTAAATGATGAATGGGAAGTAACTCAAGATGATATGAGTACAGATGATGTACAGATTAAGGAGGTTAAGTAATGAAGTATTGGATGTATTGTTTTCATGAACAGAATGGTGAACATGAATATACTCACAGATATATTTATTCAGATAAATGCTTAGAGCAGATTGGTTATCAGGATGAGAATGATGATGCTAAAATACTAAGTCATTTTTTTGGTGATGAATTTAATGAAGATAACATGGATAGAATAGGTTACTGGACTGATGATGGTATGAGGTTAGTCTATGTTGAAAATGTTATTGAGGTTGAACCTAAACAATTTGAAACTTTAGAACTTGCTGGAGTATATGTACATGAAAATCACGAGCCTGAAAAAGAAAACAAAGAAGATAAAAATTAAGACTGCCTTGTATGGTAAGAAAATTTTTGCAAATGAAACTGAATACAATTACTATAAACTTTATAAGAAATTAAAATTAGAAAAAAAGTTTGTAGTAGATTTGCATCAAGCAGTAGGTAGATGTGATGGACATATACCAATAGAAAGTATGGAAGAAGAAGTACAAGCTTGGCAGTATTTGATTGACACAGGAATGTGTTATCATCTAGGCTCAGACTTTGAGCAACAAGCTATGACATTAATTCATATGGGAATATGTAAATTAAAAACAGTACATTAAATAGGAGGATAGATGACTAAGAAAAATAAAAATAAAAAAGATTGGTATGATACTCATGTAGAAGTACTAAGCTTTGCTAGTAGTAAACAAGATAAAAAATTAAAAGCTTTACTTAAACAAAAAATAAAAGAAGATTTAATTAAAACTAACGGAGGTATATAATATGTTTTTTGAAAAAGAAAAAAAGATAAATAAATATGTAATCATGTCTAAGTTTAAAGGCTCAAGTAATTTTTTTGTTGAGCAACAGTTTGATAATTTAGGTAGTGCTGATACCTATGTTAAACTCATGATTGATAATGAGAAAAATAATAGATTAGAATATTTTTTATTTGAACAATCAAAGGATTATAATTATGCAGAAACAACTGAATCTATTTGAAGAAGATAAACGAGGGGACTGTGACTTGGAAAGAATTATTGAGGAACAGAAAGCTGAAATAGAATATTTAAAAGCTGAAGTTGCATACGAAAGATTACTTAGAACTAAAAAAATTATTCCTAATAAAGAATAAAGGCTTGATTTTATTGACTTATTTATGTCATAATTTTGCCACAATAATATGATACAATAAACTATGTTAACAAAAAGACAATTACAATTATATAACTTTTTAAAATCTTATTCTAAAGAACATCATATCATGCCTAGCTTTGAAGAGATGAAAGTATTTATGAATGTTAAATCTAAAAGTGTTATTCATACTATGCTAGGATATATAGAATGGAAAGGGTTTATAAAAAAATATGAAAACAAAGCAAGAGCAATAGAAATAATAAAGGAGTATAACTTATAATGTTTGATAAAGATAAAAAATATAAAGACGTACCTTTAGATTCTGAAGTGTTTACAAAGCTATCAAAGTATGATAGTAATGATGCTACAAATTTAGGAATGCTGTTAGCTAATTTAAGTTTCCCTTACCTATGTTGTTGTTGGGAAAATGAAAATCATTTTAACAAATTACTTTCTAAATATAAAGTAGATATATCTTCTTATGAAAAGAGAGATAAGAATAAAGAACATAATAAATCTGAAATAGCTGACACTATATTTAACCTGATAGAAACCAAACAATATAAAAAAAGAAATTTAATTAAAGAGTTAAGAAATAAATTTCCAAACACAAACGCAGGTATCATACATAGATTAATTAAAAAATATTTTTCTCTAAGAATATTAGAGATAGATACAAAATATAAAACTAAACCCTTTGTAATTAAGGGTAGGTATTTTGTTAAACAAGGATAGGAAACAATGAGTAAATTTTATTTAAAGAAAACATATATTAACTTAGACATGACCATTGATGATTGCTTTGATAATATAACAGACGAAACTAAACTACAAAAGAAAGTACAATTTACTCCTAATTCATACATCTCTAAACGAGATGTTAAATTACTACGCAGTACAATTGAAGAGATAACAGAAAAAGAATACAAAGAAAAAATAAAGAAAGCAAACAGTAAAAAAAATAAAACTATTTCAAGTGATGAAATAAAAAAGGATATATAATATGTCAATCAAAGAAGCAAGTTATGATAATGATAATCCTTTTAGACCAAGAAAATTTTTATTAACAAGTGAATTGATTTTATGGAGAGCAGTCATTGTCCGAAATATTTTAGATGCTTTGGGTGTTGACATACATGCAGGTGGTTCATCTAGAAAAAAAATAGTGGATGATGCACAAGCTTGGTTCAATAAAAACAATTCAGATTTTAACGAGGTATGTGACTATGCTAATCTACAGCCATTCTTTTTACTCAATATGTATAAAGAAATTGTAGAGGGTAATAGTAGAAAATTATTTGAGAAAAAAAACTTACATAAATTTTTATTAGAATACTTGTGTACTTTTACAGAGGAGCAACAATAGTGAAACTAAATGCAAATGGTAAGTTTGATATAGACTTAAAGTACGGAAAGATAAGAGAGAAAAGAGTTGCCGACTTACTTGGTAAAGAACAAGTAGAAATAAAAACAGAAAGGAGTTGGTGGAGAAAGACAGGCAATATAGCAATTGAATATGAGTATAGAGGAAAGCCATCAGGCATAGATAAGACAGAAGCTAAGTGGTGGTTTCATATTCTTGAGTTAGAAAAGAAAGAACATTGCATGTTAATTTTTAGAGTAGTACGATTAAAGAAGATAGTAAAAAAATATAAAGCAACACACACAAAAAACATAGGAGATTATAACGCAAGTAAGTGTGTAGTAATTCCAATTAAAGAATTATTCAATGAGGGTTGTTACAGTATATAATGTATGGGACAAAAAGATTTGATAAGAGAATTGAAGTTAACTATAACAGATATGACTAAAGAAAAAAACGATGCTGTTAAGTTAGCTTCCGATAAAGATTCAAAGATTAAACAGATTCTAACACAACTAGAACAAGCTACCGATGATGTTAAAGCTATGGGTAAAAAAATAGCAGACTTAGAGGACAAGCTTAAACAAAATGAAAGTGTTAAAATAAAAAAAGAAAAAGAAAGTGTTGACACTAATTGAAAAATATGTTAACACTATATTTAATAAATAATAATGAGGTATAAATAATATGGCACAAGTAGAAGGTACAGCATACTGGGCTTCGTTGACAAGACCTAATGAAAAGTTTGAACCCATGTGGAGATTAGACTTAGCAGTAGATGATGCAACAGCTAAAGAGTTTGCTAAAGAAGGTTTTACTTTAGGTGAAACCAACATTGATGGTAATGTAGTTAAAAACATTATCAAGTTTAAAAGAAAAGTTAACAAAAATAATGGCGATAAAAACCAGCCACCTATGGTAGTTGATGGTGCTAAGAAACCATTAGATAAAATCGTAGGCAATGGAAGTAAAGTTATTGTTATGTATAAATCTTATGACTGGAATTACAAAGGTAAAACTGGTAAAGGTTTAGACTTACAAGCAGTACAGGTTAAGGACTTAGTAGAGTACGTTCCGAAAGAAGACTTTGAGGTTCTTGATTCAGCAGATAGCAACATCAAAGAAGATTTCTAACACCTGTGAATAGCCATAAGTTATAATGGCAGTTTCATTATACTTATCTCCGAGGGGGAGTCGGCTCAAACTGGCTTCCCCTTTAATTTAATTAAATACAAAGGGCGACAATGGAAGAAAATAATAATAATGGATTTGTAAAATATCATTTACCTTGTCCACTATGTTCAAGTAGCGATGCAGTTTCTATGAACAAGGATGGGTCAGCTTATTGTTTTTCATGTCAACAATACATAAAGGATTATGATATGGAAGTCACAGAAGATACAACAAATGGTACGAATGAATATCAAACAAAAGATTTTTTAAAAGAATCTAACTATGCTGAAATTGTAGATAGAAATATTAAAGAAGAAAGCTGTAAACGATATGGTGTTACAGTTAAAGTAGATAGCATGGGAGTTATTACTCATCATTACTATCCCTACCACGATAAACAAGGTGCAAAGATAGCCACCAAAACAAGATTCACTAAGCTAAAAGAATTTAGTATTCAAGGTAATACTAAAATGTCAGGTTTATTTGGTGAACATCTATTCCAAAAAAATAAATATATAATTATAACAGAGGGTGAGTTAGATTGTTTATCAGCTTATCAAATGTTTAAGACTGCTAAGTATGAAACACCAGTTGTTAGTATTAAGAATGGAATAACTTCAGCAGTTAAAGATATCAAAGGAAGTTTGGAATGGTTAGAAACTAATTTTGATAACATCATTATTAATTTTGATAATGACAAGCATGGAACAGAGGGAGCATTAAAGGTAGCTGAATTATTTAGTCCAGGTAAATGTAAGATAATGAATTTACCTGAAGGATTTAAAGATGCTTCTGATTGTTTAACTAAAAATAATATTCAAGTTTATACAAAAGCTTTTTGGGATGCTAAGTTATATGCACCTGATGGTATTATAAATGCGAATGTTTTATTTGATGAGATTGCAAAACCAATTGCAAGAGCCTTTGTTCAATATCCTTTTGAGGGTATGAATAAAATTACTTATGGTATCAGACCGTCTGAACTAGTTACCTTTACAGCAGGGTCAGGCTTAGGTAAAACTCAAGTGATGAGAGAAGTAGTACATCATATGATTAAAACTACTGAAGATAATATTGGTTTGCTTATGCTAGAAGAAACACCAGTTATTACTTCTAAAGGTTTGATGAGTGTTGAAGCTAATCAAAGATTACATTTACCTGATGTTCATGTAAGTAAAGAAGAATTAAAAAATTACTTTGATGCTACTGTAGGAACAGGTAGAGTATTTATGTTTGACCACTTTGGTTCTAACTCAATTGATAATATTGTTTCAAGAGTAAGATACTTAGCTAAAGGTTTAGATTGTAAGTATGTTATTATTGACCACGTTAGTATTATTGTATCCGACCAATCTCATGGAGATGAACGAAGAGCCTTAGATGAAATTATGACTAGGCTTAGAACACTCGTTCAAGAAACAGGAGTAGCAATGATAGTTGTATCACATCTTAAAAGACCTGACGGTAAGGGACATGAGGAGGGTGCAGCAACATCACTATCTCAACTTAGAGGTTCGGCAAGTATAGGTCAACTAAGTGATATGGTTATAGGATTGGAACGTGATGCTCAAAATGATGACCCTGTTATTAGAAACACTACAAGGGTTAGAGTTTTAAAGAATAGATTTTCAGGCACAACTGGTCCTTGTTGTGATTTACTTTATGATATTGATACAGGAAGACTTACAGAGGTGAAGATTGATGAAATTTAAACAAGTAGTATTTGACATAGAAACAACTATGACTGCAGATAAAGTTTGGTGTATAGTTTGTAAGCATGGCGATAACTACTATCAGTTTAAAGACGGTAAAAATCTTCATCGCTTTGAAGAGTTTGCTAAACAAACAGAAGAGTTTATTGGACATAACATTATTGGATTTGATGTACCTGTTTTAAATAAATTCTTTGGACATGATATCTTCAAGCATTGTAAGATAACAGATACATTAGTTTTATCAAGATTATTCAATCCTATTTTAGAGGGTGGACATTCACTTAAAAACTGGGGTAAAAAACTAGGTCAAAATAAAATACAGTTTGAACAGTTTGATTTCTTAACAGAAGATATGTTAACTTATTGTAGAAATGATGTAGCCTTAACAGAAAAGCTTTATCATTTCTTAATAAGAAAAATGACAGACTTCGGTGAGTCTATTGAGTTAGAACATAAGACTGCAACTATTATTCAAAAGCAACATGAGTTAGGTTTCAAACTTGATATTGTTGAAGCTTATGGATTACAATCTTTATTCCAGGAAGAGATGAATAGATTGACTACTGAAGTTAGAAAGAGTTTCCCACCATTAAAAATAGAAGAAGAATTTATTCCTAAATCTAATAACAAAGCAAGAGGTTATGTGAAAGGTGTTCCCTTTACAAAGGTAAGTTTTAAAGAATTTAATTTAGGTTCAAGACAACAAATAGCTGAACGACTTATTATGCTTGGGTGGAAACCTAAGAAGAAAACAGATAAGGGTCAGGTGATTGTAGATGAAAAGGTATTGAGTGAGATACATAATATACCTGAAGCTAAATTGATTAACAGGTTTCTTATGCTACAGAAAAGAATTGCTCAAGTAAGTTCTTGGATTGAAGCAGTAAGAGAAGATGGTAGAGTACATGGCAGAGTAATAACCAATGGTACAATTACAGGAAGAATGAGTCATCAGTCGCCCAACATGGCTCAAATTCCTGCTGTGTACTCACCATATGGTAAAGAGTGTAGGGCATTATGGATAGTAAATAAAGGATATAAACTAGTAGGTGTTGATGCTTCAGGACTTGAGTTGAGGATGTTAGCACACTACATGAATGATGAGAGGTACATACATGAAGTCGTTAATGGAGATATACACACAGCAAATCAAATTGCTGCTGGTTTGGAATCAAGAGATAAGGCGAAGACTTTTATCTACGCATTTATCTATGGAGCAGGTTCAGCCAAAATCGGAAGTATCATCGGAGGTACGCAAAGAGATGGAGAAAGAACTAAAGAAAAATTTCTTAGAGCAACACCAAGTCTTAGAAGCCTACGAGAAAAAGTGGAACGAGTGGCTGAAAGACGATACGTCAAAGGACTTGACGGAAGAAAAATAATTATTAGACATGCTCATGCCGCATTGAATACTTTGTTGCAAGGAGCAGGTGCAATAGTTATGAAGAAAGCCTTGACATTACTAGATGAATATGTTAAGATAAAACAAATAAAAGCATTTCCAGTTGTTAATGTTCACGATGAATTTCAATACGAAGTTGAAGAGAGTAGAGTCAATGAGTTTGGAAAACTAGCAGTTCAATCAATTATAGATGCAGGTAAACTATTAAAAGTGAGGTGTCCCCTAAATGGAGAATACAAAATTGGAAACAACTGGTCAGAAACGCATTGATACTTTAGCTACCGATATCAAACAATTGATAGCTGATATATCTAATGGCAAACCTGCCAACATGACTGAAGAAAATATAAATGTATTTCTTCAGAATATTAAAGAAGCTATACTAGCTTGGAATAAACCTAGTGACAGAACAGAGAATCAAGGTAAGCTTAGAATGTCTGTTATAGGTAAACCACCTAGACAATTATGGTATGATAAACATAGTCCTAAAGAAAGAAAAGATGATGATGCAGGATTAAATTTAAAATTTTTATATGGACACATCATTGAACATCTTGTTTTATATCTTGCTGAATTAGCAGGACATAAAATAGAAGACCAACAAAAGAAGATTGAGATTGATGGTATCACAGGACATATAGATAGTAAGATAGATGGTGAGATATGTGATGTTAAGTCAGCCTCATCATTTAGTTTTAAAAAATTTCAATCAGGTGAGATAGTAGGTGATGACCCTTTTGGTTATCATGCACAGTTAGCAGGATATGAAACAGCAAATGGTACTAAAGCAGGTGGCTTTCTTGTTGTAGATAAATCTACTGGTGATATGTGTTTCTATAAACCTGATGACATGGCTAAACCTAATGTTAAAAATTTAATTAAAACATTAAGAGAAACCATGGAAATGAAACAACCTCCTGAACAGAAATGTTATGAGGATAAAGAAGAGAAAAACGGAAACAAACAACTTGCTGTAGGATGTCAGTACTGTCCACATAAATGGGAATGCCATGCTGATGCAAACAAGGGTAAAGGTTTAAGAGTATTTAAGTATGCTAATAAGAATGCTTATTTAACTCATGTAGAAAAACAACCTAATGTTGAAGAGATAACAGCTAATTTTAAGAAATAATATAATGGACATACTAAAACATAAACATATACTAATAAGAGCAGATGTAAATAAACCACCTAAGACTACAGATGAAGTTGTTAATTGGTTAACTAAATTAATTAAAGACATTGATATGAAAATATTAGATGGACCTTATGCAAAAAGAGTTGATATGAAAGGCAATGAAGGAGTAACTGGAATGGCTATCATAGAAACTTCTCATGTTGTTATACATACATGGGATGCAATAACACCATCATTAATTCAATTAGATGTTTATTCTTGTAAAGATTTTAATCCTTTAGTAATACTTAATTCATTAAGTATATTTGAACCACTAGCTGTTGATTATAAATACTTTGATAGAGAAAATAATTTTAAATTATTACATGAAGATAAATATAAAATAGGTACTACATAATGA